TAAGTTATTTTGGCAATTTATTATATTTTAATGATTTTTTTTTCCCCAAAAGTATTTTGGGTTTTCAATTTTGGACATTTTTTTTGTCCATTTTTTGAAAATCAAAAAAAGTCTTGGAGATTTTCATTGTTTGTGACCATAATTGAAAATTAGCATGCGGTCACCAAAAAAATAATTTTGGAATTGTTATTGCAAATTTTTTAATGAAACTTCAAAATTTTTTCTCAATGGAAATAAATGGAAACTTTAGGAACTAATTTTGTGGCATTTTGTGGCAAAAAATCTTCGCAAAAATATCATTGTGAAATGTGTGACTATTTATGTAGTAAAAAATATAATTGGGATAAACATGTAATGACATCAAGACATATAAAAGAAGTTGGTGGAAATAATTTGGAAATAAAAAGTGGCAAAAAATGGCAAAAAGTGCAAAGTACTAAATTATTTATATGTGAAAAATGTAATAAAGAATTTCAAACATCGTCTGGATTATGGAAACACAAACAAAAATGTAAAAATACAACATCAACCAATAACAATTCTGAAACTGATGACGATGATGTTGAAAATATCATAACTGATAAAAAACTAATACTTATGCTAATAAATCAAAATAAAGAACTCATGGAAATTGTCAAAAATGGAACCAACAATACCATCAACAACAACAATAATATAAATTCCCATAATAAAACATTTAATTTGCAAGTGTTTTTAAATGAGACATGCAAAGATGCAATGAATATTAACGATTTTGTTGAATCTGTTAAATTACAGGTATCTGATCTTGAAAATGTAGGAAAGGTTGGTTATATTGAAGGAATTTCCAATATAATCATTAAAAATTTAAATGCTTTGGATGTGACTAAACGGCCGGTTCATTGTACTGACAAAAAAAGGGAGGTCATATATGTAAAAGATGAAAATACATGGGAAAAAGAAGATGAAGCCAATAAAAAATTAAGGAAGGCTATTCGTAAAATTGCTCATAAAAATATTTGTATGTTTAAGGCATTCAGAGAGAAATATCCTGATTGTGACGATTACGATTCAAAAAGAAATAGTCAATACAACATAATTGTTTATGAGGCTATGGGTGGAAAAGGAGATAATGATTATGAAAAAGATACCAAAATCATTAAGAAAATAGCCAAGGTGGTTGGAATTGAAAAATGTTAATGTTAATGTCTCTTGTTTCTAAATATCTAAACTAACTGTATTACTAGCAGACTTTTGACGTCTTCTACTGCGTTTTGGCATGTTTACATCTAATTGTCCCTGTAGTTCTTTTAAATCTTCAATACTAATTGTACTGTTTCCATTAGTATTACTGTTACTATTGTTCATATTTTCAGGAGATTGACTTTGTTGAACTGGTGGTTCTTGAATATTAATTGTCTTTGTTTTTAGACCTGATAAAATATCAGTAATATCACTTGGACCCTTCATCTCTGGTCTTGTTGGACGTCTTGATTTTTCTTGGAAATCAGGAGGCCCTGATGTATTGGCGCCTCCACGTTGAAAACTTTCTCTCATATTGATACCATCATCTACAAAGTTACTACGACCTAAATTCAAGTCGGGTCTGTTTGCAAAATTGTTGTTACCTGGTCTACCCATTGGAGGAGGAATTGCGTTTGGACCCTGTGTTGCCATTGGCGGAGGCGGACCATTACCCGATCCCATTTGCATTTCGGGATTCATTACTCCTGACATGAATCCCGAAAAGTTTGGACTCGTTTGAGCCATAGAATTTACAGCAGCATTTTGAAATTGACGCATCAAATCAGGGTTTTGACGTAATATATCATCCATACCAGGCATAGCACTCTTGAACATTGTATTTGTCAAGTGAACCATCATAGCACTACCGCCCAATTGAAACAATAATTTCAACTCAGGTGCCATAGATGCTCTTGATTTATATTTTTCATATAATTCAGCAAATATTTCATCATAATCATTAATATTTTCATTTACTTGTTCGCTCCAACCATCTAATTTAATATCAAAAGGGTCAAAACGATTGTTTAAAAACTCAATACCATTAATAGCAGCCATTAGCATATTTCCTTGAAATTTGACAGAGTTTTGTTTACTTTTTTCTTCCATAATGGTCTCATATTCGCCCATCATTTCTGCTAAAGAAGATTCCATATTGTACTTCTTTGATAACTCAACTCCTTTCTTTTCCAATCCTTCCAATTTTCTTAAATACTTGAATTTTTCACGTAATAATTCTTCCTTTGATAGCTGAGGACCAGATGATGATGATGATACATTTTTATCAGGATTTAAAGGTACATTATTGAATTTACCATATCCATCCCATGTTTTGGTATCATCTAAAGTTTCTGCAGCAGAAGCGCCTAAACCAATACTCGGTTCATCATTGAATCTAACATTTCCCGAAAAATTGTTTGAGCTATTATCTTCAAAACCAAATACATCTGATTTTGACTTGAAACTGTGAGTTGGCATGTCATCAGTCAATTCATTTAATTCATTTTCTAAATTATTCAAATCATCTAAATCTATGTCACTTGTGGGTCTATTACCTTCTTTTATTTTATCATTCATTAAAAATTCTAAACCACCACCAAAATTGGTTGTTCTTGTTTGTTTAAAACTATCATTGTTCAAATCCAACTCTGAAATCTCAATTATATCGTTCATTATTGTTTTAATAAGAACATTTAATTTTAAGTAATACGAATTAAATATATATTATTTTTATTTTGCATATACAATAATAAAACTATACACTAAAAAATAAAATCTATAAATTCTGTTTATTAATAAACCATAAACCTTGTAAAAAAGAATCGGACAAATCGTCCTTTTTTTTATGCGTATTAAAATAAGATAATTGATTGTCAAAGCGATGATCTGTGGTTAATATTTCTAAACACTTTGTTATTCCTGTTGTTTTTCGTGATTTGTAGTCGTTGGTTTGTTTCTGTTTCTGTTCTATTTTATTTTCATGTGTTTCTGTGATATTTTGTGGTTGTTTTAATTTATTGATAGAAGAAACAAATTCAATATGTTCGGTATTGTTGTTCATGATAAAATATTGTGCAATCATTCCTTGTATTGTTTTCATACGATTTGCTATTGGACTTATTTGATTTTCAATCAAAACATAATCTATTTTATCTTCTATTGAAAAAATTTTATTAAATTTGTTTCTTATATTTTTACCTATTGTTATCAAATCAATTTGTGATGCATTTGTATTTGTAATTTCTTTAAAACATTTATTTGCGACATAATCATTTATTTTAAACAACAAATCATTTTTTTTAATAGGTTTTTCATATGGAATATTATATTTATCAGCAATATCAAAAAGTTTTTGTATTTTTTGTTTATTAATAAAAGCAGTTTTTAATTCACTTGTTGGTATTTGGTAATTTTGTTTTTTTGAATGTTTTAAACAAAAATATCCATCATTCAATGTGTACTTGGCAGGTTTATTGCATATATTATTTTTCTCAATATACTGACACTTTTGTATTTCATCTTCTTGTGATAAATTAATAATATCCCATTTCACGATACTAAAATGACTAGATTCGTGTGGTTTTTCAAAAAGACAAAATGCTAAGTTTTTTATACCAACATCTATGGATAGAATACGACTACACATATACATAAAGAATTAGATATATTCTTTATGTATTTATTATGATTTAAATTGTTAGGATTTTAAGGGTTTGGTAGTGGATTTTGATAATGTGACGGGTTGATAACAGGTGCAATCATTCTTGCATTTAATTGTTCTCTAGACAAATAAGGGTTTTTTAAATCACTATTGGAATACCCATATCCAGGGGTATTCGTGTCATATATATTTCTAAATGTATGAGGAACATTAGTGGAAGGGGTTGTATTAGTTTCTGTATGAGGATCTAACCCTAAATCATAACAAGCTTCCATTGAATTGTATTTCATTATCTGCAAACCATTTTGTTGTAAATATTGACGATATGACCAATTAGATTGAATATTTTCTTGTTGTTGTATACGTTTATTAATTACTGCATCAGGCTGCCATGATGCATAATTGCGACCATCAGACATTATTGGAGGAAAATTAAAATGAACATTATTGGAACCTGAATAACAAACTGCCCAGGACATATAATCTTATAATATATAATATAAGTATATTATTATAAGATATAATCTGTAATTTATTCATCATTGAGTAATAATTTTAATAATTCATGTTTCTTTAATTTTGAAGAATCAGTAACTAGTCCTTTTTCTAAAACAATAGATTTCAATTTGTTCAATGATAATTTTTTATAATCAATAACTTCTATATTTTTATTTTTTTTTTCCACTTGTTCTTCTAAATTTGAAATATTTATTGATTTTAAATCATTTCTTATATTATCTTGTATTTTTTCATCATCATTTTCATTGTCAGATAATTGATTAAAATCAATATCTTCTAAATCGTTATTGTCTTCATCATCGTCGGTGTCAGCGACATCCGCGACGAGTCCGACC